GGTATCGGGGTGTCCCCTAGCAACACCGCGAACTTGTCAAAATCTACAGTGTTAAAATCTTCGATACCATAAAAGTCTACAGGTAGGGGGTCACCGTACTTGTGGTTATGCGTACTTGGCACACGTAATATCCGCGCCGCGTCTGACGTACATGATGGATCAGCGTCGAACCCTTGGTCTTCACATAATTTCTTTAGCCGTTCCGCGGCGGGTAACCAATCTTCCCGACACACAGGTTCCGACAGTATCCAATACACGTGCACACCACGCCCAGAATTTACTAGCGTAGGTGTAGGAAGCCCGTTGTTCTCGCAGAAGGCTCGCAAGTCGTCGATAGCCGTAGCCTGTGAAGGAAATTCTTTATCAGGGCCACAGTCTAAATCTAAGAAGAAAGACTTCATCCACTGCATATTATTAGCCGTGCGCGAACTAGCGTCAAAGAACGTACCCAACGCGAAGAAGGCGTTCCAACCATTACTGTCTAAATCACGCGCGGCCTGTAATAAATCATCGGTAGACGAATAAAACTTCTGCTTTATCTGTTCGTTTGGTTTACTGCCTTTTAAAGCCCATACACAATACTGTCCTTCGTGCGCTAGCACCAAGTCTAAAAATCGTTTGTTTTTCATTGTTACCACTCATACCATAAGAGTAACCACGGCTACCGAAATAGCCGTGGATTTGTAGTTAATCATCGTCGAACATGCTGTCCACGATATCGTTCAAGTCACCTTTAGGTGCAGGAGCCGCCGCTTTTCTAGCAGTCTTTTTTACTGGCTCTTCCTCAAACATCTCTTCGTTGTCTTCCGCAACAACTGCCTTTTTTGCCAACACATTGTTGGTTTTAGGCTTGGCCGCAAACGGGTTAGGGTCTTCCATAACAAACCCACCGTCCACTGCACCGAATGGATTAGAGCGTTCCATCGGTAGGTACTTAATTACCTGCACAGCTTTCAGCCGCAGAGATACGCCTTGTTTACCACCAAAATCGTATGGGATAAGTTGCACAGCTACGTTAACGGTACTGCCAGTAGTTAACTGAAAGTCCTCTGGTAACGTATTACCCTGTGAATCGTACTGCACTGGCGTGTCCGTGACCTGCCCGTTGTACGCACCCTTCAAACTAGACTTGTGAGTGATAGCGCCATTGTCGTCTTTAACAAACGGATTGACTAACTTTTCTGCCCACTTGTCTTCGCGGTTTGCGAGGTAGCACTCGCTCATAGTTTTTAACAGCGCCTTGGCTGTAGTGTTGTCCATACGGAATTGGATAGAAAACTCCGCATTAACTTCCCGTGGACCGCAGGGCATACTGCGATTGGCCTTTTTATCAAACGCGTACGTCTGATCTATACGAGGCCATAGGGCTTCTACGCCCTCAATAATATATGATTCTGCCAATGTCGTTCTCCTTTTTGGCTATACGTCTGTGTCTGCGTCGAAGTTAAACTCCAACTGTTCTTCTACAGGCTCGTTTCTAATCTCGGCCTGTTCTGCTTCTTTGACCTTGCCTGTTAAGGACTCGGTTACGGAAGTCTTGTTAAAACGGTAGGTATTACCGATTTTAATATACGTGGACTTAGGGATGTGCCCCTGCCGTACCCACGCACGGATAGTGGAAATGGATACTGCGAAATGCTTCGCCAAATCCTCTATCGGTACAAATGGTTCTGCCATTATTTTTTCCTCACTGATATGACGTATTCGGTGTCAACGTTCATGCCCTTTGGTAGGACATCTGGGTTCTCCTCTAAAAACTGTTTTACATTGGTCTGGTTCAACCGCTTGTCTAGGAACTCGGGAACGTCATGCTCCTTTATGAAGCCATACATTTGCTCCCAATCGCTTGTCCAATACTTGGTTTTCGTAGACCTAAAAAACAAACCTTCAGAGGTTCTAACGCTCTCGACATTGTGGTTGTCACAATAATCTAGCAACGCGTTCTTCAAGATTTCCTGTTGTCGTGACAACACTCCATCTTCTTCTTTGTACTGCGCGGATAGTTCTGCTCTTTTCGCCCTTAATTTTATGTAGGCTTTTGTCAGTTTATCCGCAGGGATGTCGGAATTATCCGCCATTTGCGTTCTCCTCTAGTAACGAGAATTATACTCTAGTGGTATAGAATACCCTAGTCAAGTATTTCTTTGTATAAATCTATCATTTTTGTGTGTACGTCTATTCTGTTATCAAGAAGTGCGTAAACACGCTTTTCTACAGCAGAACCTTGCAACTGCACGACCGTACTTGGGTGCTTCTGCCCTGCCCTGTGGACCCTTGCGTTGGCCTGTAGATAAGTCTCCAGTGAAGGTGTCGGCCCCCACCACACCACAGTATTAGCCGCTGTTAACGTAACACCGTGCGCCGCAGATTGCGGTTGGATAACTAACACACGTGGGTCACTGGTAGTTTGGAACCGTTTAAATATATCTGTGCGCTTCGCTACTGGCACGTCACCACGTATTACTTCAGTGGTAACTCCGTCATTACGCAGTTTGTCCGTCAATATGTCGATAGTGTGTTTGAATGGCACGAACACCAGAACTTTCTGGCTACTCTCGTCTATTACTTCCTTTAACACCTTGTACCTGTGTTTTATGTCGAACTCTAACGTATCACCTTCGTCTGTGTAGACAGCCCCTGCCGATATTTGCAGTAGTTTGTTCATCATAACCGCGGCGTTAATCCCAGTAATTTCATCGTCACCCACAGTCATTACCATGCGCTTCTTTAGTATGTCGTAGTATTTCTTCTGTTGGCGGGTAAGCTCTACGATACGTTTGGTGTAGGTCATATCTGGCAGGTCAAGACATTCTTCTTTGGTGAACCGTATAGCTGGCTGTAATACGTTAAACACAGTATCAGAGGCGTGGGATTTTATGGTCCACCTAAACTGTGTCGCCTTAGTCATAACCATGTCGCGGAACGAACCGAAGAACCTTGGCACCGAGTTAGGGTTTATCATCTTGGCAAGCCCGTAGGCATCAAGCGGAGACTGCGCGGCAGGTGTACCCGTCATCATCCACACCCACGTGTCGTCCTTAACAAGGTTCTTTAAAATCTTCCACCGTTTAGACTGTGCGTTCTTATAGTGTGTAGCCTCGTCAACAACGATAAGGTCAAAGCCACCTTTGGCAATAACATCGGACACAATCTCTACACCGTCATAGTTTATTATCACAAAGTCCGCGCCTTGCTCGATAATCGCCCTACGTTTTTTTGGTGCGCCATACGCTATGTCTACACTGCGATGTGGGGCAAAGGTAAACAAGTCTTCCCGCCATGCGCTGTCCATAATTGACAACGGGCAAATGACCAACACACGGTTTATTTTGCCCTGCTTCATCAGGAAGTCAGCCGCCCATATAGCCGAGGCAGTCTTGCCAGTACCCTGCTCGTTAAAACAAAACGATTTCTGGTTCATGGTAAAGAACGCCGCTGTCTTCTTTTGGTGGTCAAACGGTTCGTGCTTCCCTGTCCACTGGTATCTGCCGTTTATGGGAGATGGCACATCAATGTTTAATTTGCGCAGGCTAAGAGCTTCGTCGATGCCCCATTTAACCAACACTCCGTTGTCTTGCAGTTCGCGGCTTTTTGGCAATACTGCGGTGACACGTTTTGGGTTGCGTAACTTTAACAGCAACGCCTTACCGCCTACTATTTGCATGTAGTCCTCCTGTTTAGGGATTTCCCTAAATCATTTTTTCTTTTTGTAGTTACGTGCGCGGTTCTTGCTCGAACTCTCTATCGTCACGCCATCTTTGTTAGTGCCGCCTTTGACCAAAGCCTTCTTGTGACTAACGTCTTTACCCTCGCGCTTGTCAGCTTTACCGTTCTTGTTTTTGTCCGCGCTTTCACGATCCATCTTGCGTCTTGCACGTTGGCGTTCCATGCGGCGTTCAAAGGTTGCACTGCCCACAGGGGCGTTGACTTGTTTTTTACGTGGTTTTTTCATCAGTTGGCTCCGTTGTGGACACATTCAATTATAGGACAGTAGCGTCTGCATAACCCGTTAGGCCGTGCGTTCCACATGTCTTCTTTCGCCGCGGTTTCCATTTGCCCGTACTTGCCAAGCCATTTCTCCCACAGCTTACTCTTATCATACTCCATGTATGTATCTTTTACCAAGTCATTACACACCACAAACAACAATCCCGCACGAACTTTCGTTACTTGTGGGTAACGTGCCATGAGAGACAGGGCCATTAATTCTAGTTGCCCCTTGTCTGCGTACTTAGACGACTTGCCTGTTTTGTAGTCCACGACTGTAGCCACTTCGCCATCTAATATTACTAGATCAGCAATCCCGCGGAACCAAACATCCGAGGCGTAGAAGTCACAGGCTTCTAGGTTTTCTGTTAACCCCATCTTTATTTCACAGAGCTTTTCACCCTGCCTGTTCTTCAAAGATGTTAAGGCTTTGGACGCAAAACTAAACTTCGCTGGCACTGGTACGTCTTTACCAACAAAGTCTTCTGCCATTTTATGAAATTCGTTACCGTAGAGTATGGCTTCGGTCTGAACAAATGGCACCTCCTTCAAGATGTGTTTATGGTAGTATTGCTTTGGGCATTGCTCAAAATCTTTGATCTTACTGTAGGACCACGGGGCTACTTTAGTCATAGTCGTTGATTCCTTGTGTATTTCTCGCGCTTACCCAACGCAACCATTTGCCGCATACTGTACGGCGCGGCAAGGTTCCCATGAGTGCTACGACCCTGCTCAGACGGGCACAATGCGTGGATGTAAAGACTTTCTAACATATCTAACTCTTCTCTCTCACAGGGAGTAAATGCAAAAGAATCAAATACCTTACCCGACTGTTTGTGGGAATACACCCTAGCGTACACGTTAACGGACTGCCCAACATACACAACGACCCCATCACGCACTAGAAAATACACTCCACAAGCAAACTCGTACCCCTGCGCCCCCGCTATTATCTCTTCTTCTAACAACATATCCCGCGAGGTTATCCGGTTACTAAGAATGTCTAAAGATAACGTGTGTGTTGAACGTCCCTTACGGTCTTCTAACTCCGCTATCTCCTCCCTTAGTTCCAACACCTTGGCGACGTGCATAGCGTGGGTGTAGGCTACTTTATCCACCTCAGTACGGGATATCTCCAATGCTTCTGCCCTTGCCCTAGCAACAACATCCAGAGGGCGATACCTTGCGAGTAACCTGTGTTTAGCTTTTATAGGTCTACCGATACGCGCGCACCGCGCCACGTAACTACCCGCCTGCATATCACCGACCCGAAAATATTTGTTCAGTTGTGTAGTCGATAGGTACTGCCTAAACACTTCGGCGGGGATGAACTCTGGTCTTACCCCCATCACGCCCACTCCGCGTCATCAAAAAAATCTTCTGGTGTTAACACGTCAGCGTCTACTGCACGTACGCTCTCGCTTATACGCCTACGTGTCCTGTAAAAACCTTTGTGGTCTGGGAAAGCACGCATATACCACCTTGCGTAGTACGCGCTATAGTTGTTGTTTAGTTTAAACTCAGACTTACCGCACACGTCTGCTTGGTCAGTCTCCCACCGAATACGTTCAAAAACACCCTTAGCTGAATAATTACGGAAGCCACGCGCGTATAGTTCACCCGTAAACCTAACAAATAAATCCCAAACTTTAGGGTGTGCTTTGTTAAAGGCTTCCGCGGCGCGTTCAATTTGGTCTTTCCTCGATTCCACTTCCATTATTCACATTCTCCGTACGATTTTCCCACGCCGCTCTCGCATGTGATCGGTAAACCTTCAGCCCATTTAGGTATCTGGTTCATACATTCTTCCACATACGCTCTTGCGGTATCCAACTCGTCGTCGGTCACACATGCCACAATGCTGTCATGTACTGTTAGCACAACTTTGTATCGCTTGGCAATAAGTAACATTTGGTGCCCTATGATGCAACGTGCAACGGCTTGGCACACGTTCTCGACAACCTTCCCGCCGTATATACGGTTCGGACCTTTTCGGGTCTTATAGGTGTACTCGTAGCCACGTTCGGATTTTTCTGCGGTTAGGCCATGATAGAACATAGGTAGGCCAGAAGGTAGAATTATTGCGCTCTGCTTTGCGTCCACGGTCAATATGCCTTTACGCCCAAAGTCTACGGCATCCCCCCGCTGTAGGTACTGCACTGTATTGTTGGCGGCTCTCCACAACGAACTGATAGAACCGTTGGCATCACGGTAAACCTGTATGATACGCCGAGCTTCGTCTAGCTCTATGTAGACACCCATGCCCTGTAACTGCGCTTGGAACTTAACCGCGCCCATGCCGTACCCTGCACCAAGAATTGTAGTCTTACCCACAAATCTCTGGTCTTTGCTTACCCCGTCCACTGGCACGTTATATATACTGGACGCCATATACTTGTATACGTCCTCGCCGTCTGCAAATTGCTTGGTCAAATCATCCTGCCCTGCAAGCCACGCCAATACACGCGCTTCGATCTGCGAACTGTCACAGTCAATCAGAGAATGTCCTTCGGGTGCTACAATGCTACCCTTTAACTTCTTACCGTTTGGCCCACGACTAGGCAGGTTTTGGAGGTTTATCTTGTCGTCACCACCCCACCTACCTGTATGCGCCGCGTAGTATCTTACAGGAACGGGCAGAAGGCCAC